AGAACAGCAAAAATGCTGCTCTACGACAAAATTGGGGATGGCGGCATAAACGGAAACATGTTTGCTTATGAGCTAAACTGGATAGCAGAAAGTGGACAATACGATGCCATAAATCTTCACATTAATTGTATTGGTGGGGATGTGGTGCAGGGATTTTCTATTTTCTCTGCTATCGCTAGTTCTAAAATCCCTGTGTATGCTTACATAGACTTTATGGCCGCAAGCATGGGTGGCATAATCCCGATGTCTTGCAAAAAAATCTACATGGCCAGAAACGGGCTTCTTATGATTCACGCGCCTTACAATCCAGAAAATCCAGAAGAAAAATCTACGGTTATAGACAAAATTAAAGGCTCTCTTGTTAGTGTTCTTAATCAAAGAACTGGAAAAGATCTAACGGTAGAGCTAGAAAAAGAGACTTGGTATACCGCGGAAGACGCGCTAAAGATAGGCCTTGTAGACAGCATCTACAATCCTGTAGTGTCTAAAAAAGCTGTAGCGGTGAAAGATTTTAACTATGTAAATAAAGTTTCACAACAATTAATAAACTCCATGGACCCTCTTGAAAAAGAAATACTACAAGGCGAAGTAGACAAAGCAAAAAAAATACTTGCGCAGAAAGAGCAAGAACTAGAAGCCTTGAAAGCAGAAAAGAAAGCGACAGAGCAAAAATTAGCGCAAGCTAACGAGTCAATACAGAAACAGCGCGACAAAGAGGCGATCGAGTTTGTGGATAGTCTTGTAATGTCCGGAAAGGCGAAAAAAGAGCAACGAGAAGAAATTTTGGTATCAGCAAAAAAGGACATAGACTTGGTAAAATCTGTCTACGCAAATATCCCCGTTTCTGTAGCGAACAGACTAAGCAATGTGGTGGATCTGGACGGGAGCAAAAAAGACGATCGTAGCGGCTGGACGTACAGGGATTGGGAAAGCAAAGACCTCTCTGGCTTGCAAAACATGTACAAAAACGATCGCGAAAAGTATAACGAACTACTAAAGCAATTATCAAAAAATGGCAACAATAAATAACATAGGAGTAGCTAGTAAGATACAACTTACGGCTACAGGAGCGCAATCTATCACTATAGATGCGCAAAACACAATGCTTGACGGAATAACAGTGCAAGCGACTGGAAACAGAACTTTGAATCTTACAATAGATAGTGAAGTGAAAACGGGAGCTGTTATTATCGTCATGGCGGCTACCGCCGGCACACAAACAACGATAGCTGGTACTGGCATTACGGCACCTACCGTTACCGGTGTTGCTGGTAAGACACTTTGTTGGCAACTTGTGTACGATGGCACAACATTCAAGGCTGTTTCAGCAGCGGTACAAATAGACTAATAACTTTGTAAAAAAATGGCACTACAAAAAGAAATTTGGATCTCGGATATAGAAAGTAACCTGTATGCCGACAATCAATTTATGTCGATAATCGGTAAGTCGGATGATGCTTACGTAGACAATAAAACAGTACACTTGCCACAATCAGGCACCAAGCCGTCGGTTGTAAAAGATCGAGGCGTAGTACCGGCAAGCATTTCGCAACGCTCCGATACTGAGCTTACATACTCTTTGTCTTCATATTCTACCGACCCTATTTTGATAAAGGATTATGACGACGTTGCGTTTTTATCATACGACAAACGCATGGATGTATTAGGAGATCACCTTAAAACGCTGGGAGACACAATAGCTGACTGGACTCTTTGGAACTGGGCTGCTACAACCAGTGGCGCAATTGTTCGAACCACTGGCGCAACGTCTGCTGGTAGTCTTACTGCAGGTGCAACGGGAACTCGGAAACTTGTAACTCTTGAAGATCTTCGTAATGGTATAAAGAAGCTGAAAACGCAAAACCTTGGAGCCGGAAGAATCTTTATGATTGTTCCGGAGGCAATGTATTGGAATGACTTGTTAGCAATTACTGAGATTACAAAAAACCTTGACTTTGGTGGTAGAGCAGTTCTGCCCGATGGGTCTCTGCCTAGCGTTTTAGGTATGTCTATAGTTACTCGCACTGACGTTGTAGTTTACGACAATGCTGGTACGCCGGCTCGTAAGGCTCTTGGCGACAACGGCGATGTTCTTACGACCGCCGCAACGGACAACAATTCTATTTTGCTTGTTCATGAAAATTACGTGCGAAAAGCGAAGGGAGCAATAAAGGTTTTCGATTCAATGGATCGCCCGGAGTACTACGGTTCTATATTCTCAGCGGAAGTATTACACGGAGCGTCTAAGTCAAGAACTGGTGGCGAAGGTGTTGTTTCTATTATTCAGGCCTCATAATAGCGGGGCTTCGTGCCCCCTCTTCTTTTATGACTGCAAAGGAATTTAATAAGTATGTTCGAGACAAAAAGCTTTACGAAAAAAGCAAGTCATTGGCGGCGTTCGATGATGGCAGTATTTTCATAAATGCAGACTTGGACGAGCTCGAAAAAGAGGCGAAAAAATCGTCTTTAAAAATGTTTGTCGAGAAAGATAACAGGAAAAACAAAAAAGACACAAACAAAGATGGCACTACCTTCGATAACGTTTAATAGAGGCATGAGCGGACTAGGGCGGCCGCTCACTGGAGAAGATCATGTCTCAGGCATGATCTTTTACCTTGCTGACGCAAATTTGCCGGCCGGATTCTACACTTCTTTACGGGAAAAAACTTTCTTTAGCTTAACGGACGCAGAAGATTCAGGAATACTTGATACGCATCTAAACGAGAATGCCGCAACTGGAACTATTCAAATTACTGCAACAGGGGCCAACGGAGACACTTTACAGGTTCTTGTAACAGAATACGACAAGTTAAATTTAACTAAGCTTGTGAGCCTTGGAACGTATACAAAAACGTCTTCTGAAACAACAGCTACGCTTGTAGCAACGGCCGTTGCGGCTGTGATAAACTCAGGAACCTCAATACACGGGTATACCGCTACTTCTCTCACAGACACGGTTACTATAACAGCGCGTCCGGGACTTGGGGTCTTCCTTAATAGCGGAACGCCTCTATCTACTGTTATTGTAGGAACAATCACAAGGACGATAACGCAGTTTTCTGGAGGAGTAGCCTCCAATATAGATCCGATTCATTATCACATATCGGAGTTCTTTAGAATACAGCCAAGGGGCGTACTTCATGTTGGTATCTATACGCCAGAAGTTGGATCTTACACATTCTTGAATGTCCCAACGCTGTTTAATTTTTGCAGCGGAAAGCTCAGGCAACTAGGAGTTTACGTAACTGGTGACACATTGGATGCTGCTTTAGTAACATCGCTAGATTCGCGCATGATGGCTCAGGCAACTTTAATGCGCCCGGCATCGGCAATTCTTACGGCTGATTTTGTTGGAACCTCTCTATCTTCGCTACCTACGCTTGCAAACAATTCTGACTACAGAGTAAGCGTAGATATAGCGCAGGATGCAGGAGGAAAGGGATATGAGCTGTACAAAGCAACCGCAAAAACAATAGGAACAATGGGAGCGCTGCTTGGAAATATTTCGCTTGCGAAAGTTTCTGAATCTATTGCATGGGTTGGTAAATTTGATGTATCAAACGGAACAGAATTAGAAACAGTAGGCTTTGGAAATGGGGTTCTGTTCAGGGACCAATCCTCATCTTTGCTGGACACACTAGATTCTTTTAAGTACATATTTCTACGAAAGTATGAAAACAAAAACGGTACTTTTTGGACGGATACAGAAACAGCAATTTCTTCTACTTCCGACTTTTCGCAAATAGAGAACGTGCGCACTGTAGACAAAGCAGTTCGCGGTATTTATGCAAACACGCTTGATCTTCTTAATTCACCGTTAGAAGTCAACGCAGACGGCACGCTTACAGAAGACACTATAAGCACTTTCGAAGAAAAGACATCGCTGCAACTCGATGACATGGTGCGAAACAACGAAATAAGCTCGTATAGCATTTTGATAGATTCCGCGCAAGATGTACTAACGACATCAAAGATAACAATAGCGGTTATTATTGTTCCTGTTGGTGTCGCTCGTGAAATAGTATTTAACATTAACTTAGCAGCTTCGATATAATGGCTACACCTCTTATAAATGGCACCTCTTACGCGTGGGGACAAGTTACGCTAACGATGCTTGGAACACCATTTACGGGCATTCGCAAAATAACTTTCAAGTCCTCGCAAGAGAAAGTAAATAATTACGGCATAGGCTCCGAGCCTGTTTCTCGCGGGCGCGGGCGAAAATCCTACGAGGGTTCAATTACTTTCCTGGCCGAGGAATGGAAGAACATCATAGCGGCAAGCCCGAACAAGGAGCCGCTAGATGTTGCCCCATTC